CGGGAGATGCGCCTCCACCGGCGGCGGCGTGGACTTCGGGAGCACGAGCCCCGCGGCCATCGCCGGAACGATCACCTTCACGCGCTCGAGCTCGCTCACACCGGCGCGACGAGGCCGTCGACGATCCCGAACGCCGAGGGCCGATAGACGGCGAGCTGCACGCGCTCTTCCGCGCGGATCGCGGTCAAGTTTTTGATGAAAAAGTCCGCGTGCGAGTTGCTCGCGCTCACGACGATGCCACCCTTGCGCCAGATCTGCGACTTCGTCGCGAAGGCGCCCACGAGCGCCTCGTCGGCGTCGAGGTACGGCGTCAGCGCCACGGGCAGGCCCCACACCTGGCGGGTCGGCTCCGTGAGCCAGTTGCCGCCCGAGAGATAGCCGCCGCCGGCGGCGCCGCGCTCGGTCGCGAGCAGATGCCAGGCGCTCGGATGGATCGCCAGGCCGTCGGGCATCGTGAGCGAGGCCGTGAGGATCGCCATGATCTGCCGGTGGATCGCGTCGGCGTAGCCTTCGGTGGCGCCCTTCGTGACGGCGGTGGCGAGGCCGGTGACGTTCTTGAAGCCGCGCACGTTGGGCGCCACGCCGTCGCCGATGATGATCTGCGACTCCTCGACAGCGATTACGCCGTTGATGAGCTGCGTATCGATGTAGCTCCGGATGCCGTCGGCGTCCTCCAGGAGCTGGTCAGCCACGGGCAGGAAATGGGCGATGGTGCGCAGCGGGTCGAGCACTTGCTCGAACGTGAGCGTGGATTCGGGCTTGGCGGCGGCCTGCGCCACCGTCGCCGCCATGTTCGTGTACACGGTCTCGCGCAGGTACGGCACGGCGCTGCCGTCGCTGAGCGTGCCGCTCGCGATCAGGGAGGCCACGCGCATCTGCGGCGGCCGCTGCGGCGCGGTCGGCAGGAACGACGTCGGGATCACGCCGCCCGTCGGCGTCATCGTCGTCGCCTTGAGCTCGATCGGGCCGAGGATCCAGACGCCGGCGCGCGAGGTCGCCTTGAAGGCGGCGTAGAGCGGCGAGTCCACGAACTGCTGGCCCATCGACTTGTACATCGGCGCGAGATTCGGCTCGATGGCGGGGCGAAGATCCGCGGGCTTGGCGCCGAGCTGGTACATGCGCTCGAGGCGGTCGCCGAGCGCCTTCTGCGACTCGATGCCCTGTAGCTTGCCCTGGAGGGTCTCGGCCTTGGTGACGAGATCCTCGATGTGCTTCTTCTCGTCGTCCGTGAGCAGGCGGTCCTCCTGCTCGGCCTTCCCCATGATGGCCTTGGCCTCTTCGCTCGCCTCGCGCAGCTCGTCGCGGACCGTCTTGATCACCAGCGCCATAGCGCCCTCCCTTAGGTCTGAATGAGGCCCAGCGCGAAGCGCCGGCGAGCGATCCATTGCGTGTTCTTCGCGCGCGCCTTGATGTCGTCCGCAGGCGCGTCGTGCGAGTCACAGAACTCCACGAGCTCGGCCGCGAGCCCACGCAGACGCTCGAGCGTGGCGGCGCTGAGCGTGCGGCCAGCCTTGGACTCGAGAAGCCGACTCTTGACGGCCACGAGCTCCGTCTCGGGATTCACGCCGCGCAGACACGGGCCGACCTCGATGAGATCGAGCGCCTTGATCTCGCGCACGAACTCGTCCTGCTCCTGGACGATCGCCGCGGCCTTCGTCTCGAAGGCGAAGGAGAACTCGGTGAGACTCTTGCGGCGCATCGCGTGCAGGACTTTCTTCGCGATCTCGTTCTCGTCGGCGTAGAGCGACGCGCGCACCATGAGGCCGTGCGCGTCCTCGGCGGCCTCGCTCACTTCGCCGATCGGCGGCTCACCCCAGGCGTGTTGATAGATCACCGGAATGGAGGCGCCGCTCGCCTTCCACGTCGCCAGCGACTCGGTGAAGGCGCCGGGCAAGATGCGGTCGCCGAAGCGATCGACGTTGTTGAACACGGCCACGCGCGCGATGAACTCGCCGGCCTTCATGCCCGCCGTGCCGAACTCCAGGCGCGGGCGGTAGGCCTTGACGACGGTGGCCCCGAGGCCGAGATCCCTCATAGCGCCTCCTGCTCGGCCTCGGTCACGCGCTGCTGATCGCCCTCCAGCGTGTTCAGGTTCGTGACCGGCTTGTCGAACTCGGCTTCCGGGATGCGCGGCAGGTTCAGGCGCGCGCGCGCTTCGTTGCGCGTGAGGAAGGGCGCGCCCGTGCCGACGCGGAGCGAGGCCGTCTGCTCCTCGAAGGAGCCTTTCAGCTTCTCGGAGATGTTGAACTCCGTGTAGACGTCCTCGCTATCGGTGAACTCGGGCAGGAGCTGGAGCTCGATGTCCTCCTCGAGCATGACCAGCCACGGCCCGAGACAATCCTGGTAGAGCTGCTTGTGCTGCTCGCGGATGTTGCTGAACGTCGCGTGATCGAGGATCCCGACCATGGGCAGCGGCACGTGGTAGGCGGCCGCGACCTCCTCGCGCGTGAGCTTGCGCGACTCGACGAGCTGCGAATCGCGCGCCGTCGCCGTCATGGGCTGGTAGCTCATGCCATCCTCGAGCACGGGCGACTTGCCGGCGTTCGCGGCCCCGGAATAGAAGGCGGCCCAGTCGTCCTTGAACTGCTCGCGCTTCTCTGGCGTCCACGATGGCGCCGTCTGCGGGCGCAGGATCACGCCGGCCAGGCGCGCGGCGTTGCGCCAGAAGGCGCCGCGATACTCGACGCTCGCGCGCTCCTCGGCGAGCAGGCGCCGGAGCGTCTCGAGCGGCGACAGGCCCATGAGCGGGTTGTCCGGGTCATAGCCGCGGAAGTGCACGATCTCCGAGGGCGGCAGCTCCCAGCGCTGCCCGTCGGGCCAGGTCCAGCGATAGCCCGTCGGGAGCAGATGCCCGACGGGGTAGATCTGCTCGGGCGGGACGCGCACGAGCTGCAGGCGGTTGCGCTCGCGCATCTTGAGCCAGTAGGCGTTGTAGTGAATCCCGAGGTCGATCATCGTCGACTCGAACAGGCGATAGCGCGCCGTCGCCGGATTCGGCGACTTCAGCAGGAGCGCGAGCGGATGGTCGGCGATGCGCACGCGGTCCGTGTCGCTGATCCGCCGGAACACGTGCAGGCCGATCTGCGCGATGTTCCGCGCCAGGAAATCGATCACCGTCCGCACTTCGGGCTGCGTGCGGTAGAGCTGCGTGTAGGTCTGAGCCGAGGGCGGGAGCGGGGCGAAGGCGAGGCCGGGCAGCGTCCAGTTCGCGAGGTTCGCCGTGCGGAGATCGAGGCCGGCCACGCGGCGGAACACCGCTTTGAAGCCGTCGGCGAGTCGCTGTAGGCGCGTCACTGCTTGCGCGTTTCGCATGCCGCGGCGAAACGCGCAAGGGACTACCCGGGGCGATGTCTCTAGATGTCTCTAAATGTCACTACATGTCACTTGATGTCACCGCGGGCCGAACCAGTGGCGCAGCTCGTCGCGGCTCACCGGCGGGACCGTACCGTAGGCGCCCGGCGCGGCGGATCGGTTGGCGTGCGAGGCGAGGACGGCCTGGGGCGCGCCGGGCTTGATCACGAGCGAGTGGATGATCGCGACGGGCCAGATCAGCAGGCCGTAGATCCACCACATGGCGAAGTTCTGGCCCTTGCTATGCGCGATGGCCGCCGGGATGAGGCCGAGCAGCGCGACGGAGAGCAGTGTCGTTTCCATGGCCCTATCGTGGCGCGGGGCGGGCCGAAATCGGGAGGGAATACGGCTGAGTCGATTGCGCTAGTCTTCGTCGTCCTCGTCGGCCAGGCGCACGCGCACGCCGGTGCGGGTCGCGAGGCGGCGCGTCTCGATGACGCCCTTTTCCTGCCAGCGCCAGACCGTGCGAAGTGACACCCGCTCCTGCTGCGCGAGCTCGCGCGGCTTCAGCCACTTCTCCATGCGGCGCCGCCTCCTCAACGCGATTCTAGACGACCACCAGGCGGTGCTCCTCGTAGGCGCTCGTGGCTCGGTCCTGCACGAGGGCGCGGGCGAGCGCGGTCACCAGCGCGCTCACGCCGTCGATGCGCTCGTGCGAGCGCTTCTTGCTCGGCTTCAGGTTGCCGTTGCCGTCCACGTCGGCCACGGCGTTCGCGATGCACCAGCGCATCACCGGGTTGGCGTCGTGGCGCAGCGCCCCCGAGAGCACCAGCCGCTCGAGCTCCTTGGACGGCGTGGTCAGCTTCGCCATCGTCTGGTCGACCGCGATCACCGGCACGCCGTCCTGGTGGAGCTTGGCGAGCAGCGGCCGCGCGTTCCACGGATCCACGGCGACCTCCACGACCTCGAACTCGCGCATCAGGGCGTGGATGCGCGCCTCGATGAACGAGTAGTCCACCGTGTTCCCCTGCGTCGCCGTCAGGTACTCCTGGTCGCGCCAGAGCGGATAGGGCACGTGATCGCGCAGGCCCCGCGCCGCGAGGTTGTCCTCCGGGCACCAGAACTCCGCGCGCACGTCGTAGCCGCCCTCGTCGTCGGGCAGGAGCGCCACGAGGGCCGTGAGGTCCGTCGTGCTCGAGAGGTCGAGGCCGAGATACGCGCGGCGGGGTGAGGGTGCGGCCCCCTCCGCGATCGTCGATCCTGGAGCCGCGCAGGCGTCCCAGGCGGCGAGCGGGAGCCAGCGCAGCGCCGACGTCGTGCCCCACTGGTTCAGGTAGAGCTGGCGGAACGCCGGCTCGCGGCCCGGCACGCGCTGCGCCGTGCGCGAGGCGGCCTGCAGCTCCTCGAGGGAGCGGAAGCCCGAGCGCAGCGCCGGGTTGCACGCCCGCCACGTCGCCTCGCGCCACGGATCCGCGTCCTGGGGCGCGGAGTAGATCACGGGCAGGAACGTCGGGTCGTCGATCACGCCCTCGCGCACCTGCTCGGCGTAGCGATGTACCTCGGAGGCGATCGAGTGCTCGTCCGTGCCCGCCGTCGTGAGGATCACCGTCAAGGGCTGCCGCCGCGCGCCCGTCGCCGTCGTGAGCGCGTCGTAGAGGCGCCGGTCGCGATGCGCGTGCAGCTCGTCGATGATCGCGCCCGAGAGGTTGAAGCCGTGCGCCGTCGGCGCATCCGCCGGGATCACGCGATAGCGGGACCCCGTGCTCGGCACCACGAGCTCCCGCTGAAAGATCTGCGTCATGTCCCGCAACGCGGGCGAGGCCTCGACCATCTGCCGCGCGATCGTGAAGCAGATCGCCGCCTGGTCGCGCGAGGCCGCCGCGCTCACGATCTCCGCGCCCGGCTCCTCGTCGGCGTAGAGCAGGAAGAGCGCGAGGGCCGCGCCCACCGTCGTCTTGCCCTGCTTGCGCGGACACGTCACGTACACCGTCCGGTACTGGCGGCGCCCGTCGGCGCCGAGCGTGTTGAACACCGGCTCGAGGATGTCCGCGCGCTGCCAGTCCGCGAAGCGCAGCGGCGTCGATGCGAGCTCGCCCTTCACGTGCGTCAGGAATCGGCGGCAGAACTCCTCCACGCGCCGCGCCGGCGTCTTCGCGCGGAGTTTCGGAAGCTTCGTCGAGGGCGGCGCCGCCTTGGGGCCGGCTTTCATCGTTTTTTCGTTTTTGTCGTAAGTATTTTCGCGACTGTAACGCGCGGTTTGGCTGCGGCGGGGGTCTCGCCTTGGGACTCTCTAGCGATTTCAACGGCCCCGGGGTCACTCATCGCTTCGCCTGTTTCCTCGCGGCGAACGCGCGTCGCGTCTTCGCCTCGTGACACGTGAGGCAGAGGCCGCGCACGTTGTCGCGCGCGTTCGTGCCGCCATCGCGCAGCTCGATGCGATGGTCGAGCTCGGCCGCCGGTCGGCGTCGACACTCGGCACACAGGTAGTTCTGCTGCGCGAACACGATGGCGCGGAGCGCGCGATGCGCGTAGCCGTAGCCGCGCGAGGCAGCGCTCCTCCCGTCGTTCGCGGCCCACCGCAGCCGCGGTGGGTGCACGGGGCAGGGTTGCCGATGCGGGCACCCCGGCTTGGCGCATGCGCGTGCGGGTGCAGTGGGCATTACTCCACCGCCATCGACCGCGCGCGCCGCGGAACCTGGTTCACGCGCGGCCTCGTTCGCGCGCTTCGAGCTGGCGCGCTCGAGCTTCCTCGAGCGTGATTCCCATCGCCGCCGCGAGCACTGCGAGCTCGGTTTCCTGGGCTCCTGGGCTCCTGTTCGAGTCCGAATCGATTGCGTGAGCAATCCCCGGCGCGCCGGTTTGAACGCGCCGCGCGCGTTTGGTCGTAGATCGCGTAGGAGATACAGGAGGTTCTAAGTAGTTAGTACCTGACTGACTGACTGAAGGAGAGCAGCGTTGCAACTGCGCTGCAACGGCGTTGGCAGCGCCGTTGGATTCCTGCTGCACAACGCCGTTAGCAACGGCGTTGCTGCGCCGCTGGCTCATCCACTTGAGGAATCTGTCCTTGGAGGCCTGGCGATCGGCCTCGACCTGCCTGGCGGTCTGGTTGTGCTCGAGATAGCCGTGGACCTGATAGCCGCCTTCGACGGGTTCCCACGACCGGATGGCGATCAGGGCCTCGACGTGGCGCTTGAGCTCGGCCGGCTTGATGGTCGGGCACAGCGTCACGATGGAGGCGGCGTCGAGGAAGCCATCGGTGCGGAACTCGGTGCAGTGGTCGACGCTGGCGACCCAGAGCCACGAGGCGATGGGGCCGACCTTGAGGCGCTTGGGGTGACGAGAGAAGCCGGGCTCGAATCGAGACCATGGCATCACGACGCTCCTTTCCATGCGTCGGAGTGATCGAGCGTGTCGCGCTCCTGCTCGAGACGGCGGGCCAGGCGATCGAGCCGTCGCAGCAGGGTATCGATCTCGCGCTCCAGCCGGCGTACGCGCTGGGCTGCGGTGGGTTGAAGGTCGGTGAAGGATTCCAGGATCCGGGCGTGGGCGGTCGACGTGGGCATGGAACTAGACGCGCTCCTGGGGATCGCGCACGAGCTCGAGGCCGCGGGCCTCGCGCAGGCCGGCTTCGAGCGCGGCCTGGTGGGGATCGAGCGAGGGGCGCGTCTCGATGGCGACGCGCTGGCGCGTGCAGCCGCAGGCGACGACGAAGCCGTCGAGCGCGTCGAAGGAGGTCTGGCTCATCGCGGCGGCCTCACGGCCTTGACGTAGATCTCGCCCTCGGCGCCCTCGTCGTTGGCGATGAGGCCGCGGAGCTCCGCGCACTCTTCGTCGATGTCGCCGTTGCTGCACTCGCAGCCGCGCGCGTGCACGTCGGCGAGCTTCACGATGATCATCGGGGTACCTCATCCGGCGTGAGGACGACCTCGCGCAGCTCCCAGAGCTTGCGTTTCCCTCGAGGGCCGCGCCGTGCCCATCCGTGCACCATCACCGTGTTGCCCGCGGCCAGACACGCGCGCACGCGGCTCGCGATCGGCTCGTTGCGCATCTTGGACAGCCGCGCGGCGACGTTCGCGCCGCTGGTCGTCTGCACGTACACCGTGCCGGGGATCCCCGGGATGATCGCGACCAGGTCGGAGAAGCCGAACAGGTCGACGGTGACGTGCGTGTAGGGCAGGCGCCGCTCCACGACGCCCACCATCTCGCCGGCGAGGGCGCGCAGATGGGCAAGGGAGCGCTGCGTGGGTGTCATGCCGTCCTCGGCGGCTGATGGGAGCCGGGGCAGAGGTCGCCGTCGCGCCGATGCGCGCGCACGACGCCGCTGGGCTTCACGGTGTACTCACGTCCACAGTGGTCGCACGGGGCCTTCGGATGCGTCACGGAATGCCCGCTCGCCATGGCGTATTCTTGGACGGGGGGTCGATCCCAGAGCCTGAGCCCATCGAACGCGAGCAATCATGCGCACTTAGCGCACGAATCACTGTATGGATGTTCTGGGACGCCGGATTCAGGGTCGAAAAATGGCAGGTCTGACGCGGGGTTACGTCACGCATCTTCGTGACCGGGGGGGGATGCGGGGGTCGTCCCAGAACCGTGTCGCAGAACAGTGGCGTCCAGAGCGTCAGCCAGAGCGTCCTTCTGGGCATCGACGACGGCGGTGTACATCTGCGTCGTGGCGACGCTGGAATGGCCGAGGTGCTCCTTCACGGCCATGATGTTCTGGCGGACCTGGAGCGCATTGGTCGCCATGGTATGCCGCCACCGATGCGGCGTCGCCTTCGTCACGCCGGCCGCTTTCCCCCACGCCGCGACCCGCCGCTGGATCATCTTGGTGTGCCAGGGCTCCCCGCCGTCGTGGTTGAACACGAAGCTGCGCTCGCCGCGGTTCTCGACGGGCTGACCGAGCACGTAGCGCTCGATGGCCGCCCAGCCCGTGCGGCCGATCTTCACCTTGCGTTCCTTGTTGCCCTTGCCGCGCACCACGAGGGCGGCGTGCGTCACGCTGCCGTCGGGCCACTCGGTCGGCGGCTCGAGGTCGCGGATCCGGAGCTTGCAGATCTCGTCAACGCGCAGGGCGCCGTAGTAGAGCACCGCGCGCAACGCGGTATCGAGGTCGCTGAGGTCGAGCGCCATCATGGCGTCGCGCTCGCGCGCCGTGAAGGGCTTGGGCAGTCGCACGGGCCGGCGCGGCGATTCGATCTCGAGGAACGGATCGGTGGCCCAGACGCGATCGCGCACGCCGAACTTCGCGAGCTCGCGGAGCGCGGCCAGGCGGTTGATGATCGTGATGGGATCGAGGCCGCGCTCATTCAGGTGCGCGATCCACGCCTCGATGACCTCGCGCTTGAAATGGTGCGCGTAGGCGTGGCCCTTCATCGTCGCCACGTAGTTGCGGAACAGCCGACACGAACTCTCGTAGGCCTCGATGGTCTTCGCGGATCGTCCGCGGACGTCGCGCTTGTGCCTGATGAATTGCGTGATCACGTTGTCGAGAAGCTGCACATGCCACCCCCGCCGTAAAGTTGATCCCTTGGCGGGATCGTACTTCGCTTGACGGGAGATCACGGTGAACATTTAGCTAAACCATTCACCTAGGCGCGCGGCGTACGCGGACGGCATCCAGGTCATCAGGCTTGTGCAGCCTCGGGCGCGGCGTCATTGCCGGGCGCGGCGGTGAACTGCTCGACCAGTTCCCGCATTCGCGTACCGTATTCCGCATCGATCCGGCTATGCGCAGCGTCCTGCTGTTCCAGCAGCCGCTTCATGGAGCGCCGCAGTTGCTGGTCTGGCGTCAACTCCTGGATCACGCGCACGGGCTTCATCAGCACGCTCATACAAACCTCCTCGTAGCGGCGACGTCCTTAAGTTCCTCGCGGACTCGATTGAGGCGCGCCATCGCGTCCTTCGATCCGCCGCGGTCGGGATGAAGGCGCGTCGCCAGCGCCTTGTACCCGATGTCGATGAGCTCCTGGGCCAGCTCGCGGTGAAGCTCAACTTCATCGCGGCGCGACTGCTTCTCCTGCGCAATCGCTTCCACATCCACGTCGCGCGTCGCCTCGAAGAGCGGACGCCATGCTGCGCGTTCTTCGCGTCGACGTTCGCTATGTCCGGTGAGCTCGCGGAGACTAGCAACGGCCGGGCCGTTGCTCTTCGACTCCTCCATCTTTCTCGCTAGTTGCATGTAGACGCGCGCCGTGCTCGCGCTCAGATGAAAGTTGCGATTGAGCCAGGCGCCCCACGAGCCGAGCGCAACCTGCTCCTTGGCCTCGATGAGCAGATCACCCGTCTGACGCTGGAACTCCAGCCCCGCGTGCGCGATCTGCTCAAGGCGCTCCTTGATGAGCGGGATGAGGAGTTTCAGAGGTCGCGCGATCTGCCGCTTGCCCGAAACAGCGATATTGCTCATGCGACCTCCTTCATGGGCGCGCCTCCGCGCGATGCTCAAGGCTCTCGAGCTCGGGCGCGAGGGCCTGCTCGATGGCGCCGAAGATCCGCTTGTATTCCTGGTCGTACTCGTCGGATTTCAGCCGGTAGCCGCGCAGGATCTCGATCACGAGCACGCGCGCCAAGTGGTGCTGCTGCTTCGTCATGCGTCACTCCGCGGCGGCCGATACGCCGCCTCCATCTCCGCGAGGGCGAGCGCGGCCTTGTCGGAGCACCGCGCCTCGGGATGGCGCGCGCGCCAGGCCGTGATCAGGTTCATCCGCGCCTCGGCCGCCTTCTCCTTGAGCCGGAGCTTCTTCGCGACATCGGGATAGGTAGGACCCTTGCCGCGCAGCCGAGCGAGGGCGGCGTCTGCGGCGGCCCGCTGTTCCTTGCGGATCCGAGACGTGAGGTTGCTCGCCGTCCCGATCGCGAGCCCGAAGCGCTCCGAGACTTCTGTCGGCGTGGCGCCGTCGAGGACCATCGTGCGCAGGCGGTCCATGTTCACCTTGTCCACGACGCGCCCGGCGCTCCGCTTCGTCACGGCCCCTCGACGATCGCGCGCATGGTCGCCAGCGCGTCCTTGTCCTTCGCGGCCACCTTCTGCAGCACCGTCAGGAGCTCGTCGAGCTTGGACGGCTCCACCTGCTCGTCGGCGAGGTTCTCGAAGCCGCAGAAGGCGAGGCAGACCTTGCGCCAGCCCTCGGGCGTGGGCTTGAGCTGCACGCGCAGGCGCTCGATCAGCGTGAGGACGGCCGGCACGTGGAACTCGCGATCGGGCGGCTCCTCCACCACGCCGTCCGCGTCCACGTGCTCGGGGCGCTCGCGCGACGGCGCGGGATGCTCCTCGCTCTGGCCCATCTCGTCGGAGGTGTAGAGGCCCGACAGCTCGTGTGGGAACGCCTTGCGCAGCGCGAGCGCCTCGGCGCACTTCGCGATCATGACGTCGGCCATGCGATCCCACATGCGCGTGAGCTTGCCGTCCTTCTTGCGCTGCGCGTAGGAATCGAACCGCGCCACGCCCCACGCGGGCTCCCGGAAGCCCTTGCGGTGTACGCCCACGCGGGACGCCGCCGGGAGATCGTCGCTGAGCCAGACGTCAACCCACTTGCCGTCGCGCCCGCACCATTCGGGCTTCGTCTGGCCCTCGTACTCGCCCGTGCGCTCGGCGACGAGCCGCAATCCGTCGATGCTGACCTGCGTCGACATCACCTGGCGGCCTTCATCGGTGTCCCATCGCTTCACGGCGAAGATCTGGCGCGCGAACGGGTCGAGGCGCGTGCGGGCGCATTGCTGCAGGAAGAGGCGCAGCTCGTCGTCCGTTGCGCCCTTCGCGATGGTGCGCTTGATGAGCGCGGCCTGGTCGGCCGTCATGGTCGGCGGCGCCGCCGTCGTCGCGAGGGCGTCCGTCATATCGACCTCCCGAGCGGGACGGCGACGGTGCCCGCGAGCGCACCGAGCGGGAACGCGCGTGGCCTCATGCGGCGTGCGCTCCCTCGAGCGTGAGCGTGGCCGTGTAGAGTTCGAGGCCCACCGCGCAGAGGAGCTCGGCCGCGCGCGCCCGGCGGCACGTCAGGCAATCGAGCACGTGCTGGCGGTAGCGGATGTGTAGAGCGTTCATCTCGGGCCTCCCCCGAGTGGCGATCATTCGTCCCATCGCGGCGCCTCCGCGGCCTCGTACCAGAGCCAAGCGACGACGAGCACGAAGCCCAGCGCCCCGAGCAGGAGCCAGGTCATGGCTTAGGCTTCTTGGAGAAGTTCTGCTCCAGGCAGGCCGGGCAGATCCCGTGCGACGCGGGATCAGGGCCTTCACGCAGCACCTTCTGACACCAGCCGCAGATCTTGCGCGGGAGCGTGTGCTCGGCCGCCCGCCGCGCGATCGCCTGCGCGAGCTCGAGGCTCGGGATCATGTAGCCGCGGCCGCGGCTCATCCGGCGGCCTCCTTGGCTTCGGCGATCAGGCGGCGCGTGGTCTCGATGACGTTCGCGGACGTCGCCCGCCGGGCGAAGACGTGCACGACGCAGGTGCGCCCAACGCCGGCCGCCGCCGCGATGCGGTCCTGAGTGATCCCGAGGCGCTTGGCTTCGAGCTTGAGACGGGCTAAAGTTCTGGGATTCACAGTGAGCAGACTAGTACTCTTAGACTACTCACGCCGCAACAGAAAAATTGAGGGAACTTCACCTGCCTGAAAAGAGCCTATCTGACGCGGAGTTGCTCGAGGCGGCGCTCGAGGCGGCGGGCGGGATGAAAGCCCTGGCGCAACTGCTCGCCGTCACGCCATCGCGCATCAGTCAACTCCGTCACGGCCTTTCGCGCTCCCGGAGGGCGTCGCTCGAGCTCTTTCTGGGCACGCGGAAGGCGCGGCCCAAGGCCCCCCGCGCGAAGCTCCCGGCCGACATGCGCAAGCACCTGCAGCGGCAGGAGGGATACCTCGCCGAGATCCCGATGCTTCGCGCCCAGGTCCAACGCCTGCGCGACGAGCTGTTGGCCTTTCAGGCCGGCGGCGGCAGAACGACGGCCGACGTCCTCAGCATCGTGCGCTCGCGCCTGGGCGACGAGATCGCCGATTCCGTGGCGGAAGCGCTCGCGGCGCCTTCCTCGGCGCCCGACCGGCCGCGATCCTCTCGCAAACGGCGGTAAGCGCGCGCCATTCCTCGGAGTTGTGGCCGTACTCTTCGGCGATTCCATCGACGATCTGAACGACGCGCTCGGTGCGAACGTCACGCATGGGCGGCCTTCCTCGGGAGCGGTCGGTTACCACGCGCCTGATGTGGCACGTCAGTGTGCAAGCCGATCTGTCACATCGTCGAAATGCCCCCGTAGCATACCCGACGATTCAAGAGAGAAATGGCTCTCCCATGTGAACATATGCACAGCCGACGCCATAAAATGCGTCGTCACCCGACGCGGATGGCGCTGAGCGGTCCCACCAGGAGCTGCAGGAGCCAGAGCACGAGCACGATCACGACGACGACGTTGATGATCCTCAGCACCTTCGGATCGATGAGGGCGCCCAGGAGCGTGTTGATGAGGTAGAGCAGCACGCCGACGACGATGAGGATGATGAGCAGCGACAGCAGCGGCATGGTGGCCTCCTATGGGTTACGGCGACTGGATGATGGGCGGCCGCGGCTCGCAGCCGGCGAGCCGTTCGCGCAGCTGCTCGCTCGTGGGCGGCCGGAACGGGCAGAAGACGACGGTGTTGTCTTTGATCGTCCATCCCTGGATCGTGATGGGGCCGCCCTGAGTCGCGCAGCCGGCGAGCGCTAGCAGCAGGAGCCACCTGGTCACGTCACCGGCCTAGGTCCCGTCGTCTTCCTTCGCTCGGAGCGCGAAGTCGATCAGCATCGGCGCGCCGGGCGTGTACTCGCACTTGGCCGTGATGAGCGCGCGCCCGATCGTCTCGGCCTCCGCGCGCGTGATCGCCGCGAGGCGGTACCGGATCGTACACGTGAGGATGAAGTCGCTCATGGGCCGACCTTCTTCTCGGTGACGGTGAACGCGGTGATGTTCACGCTCACGCCCGCGACGATCGCCACCGTCGAGAGGTTGATGTCGCAGCCCGCGGTGCCCACGGTCCCGTCGAAGACCGGCGAGGTGCCGTCGGCCTTGAACGCGCGGAACCAGGCCGCGGTCCCGGTGGCGTTCGCGCTCGAGTCGCCCGTGAGCGCGTTGGCCGAGGCGATCCCGCCCGCGGCCGTGGCAAAGGCGGGGTTCGCGAAGCGGAGCTCGGCGAGGAGGACATGCGTCGTGATCGCCACGTTGGGGTCGGCGGGCTGCGCGCCGTCGTAGAGCCGGAGCCAGCCGTTGTCACACAGCGCGGCCTGGGCATTCGCCTTCGCGTTGACGCTCTCGGTTGAGTATGTCGCGTTGCGCGGCATCGCTTAGATCACTCCCTCCCTCGGCACGTAATCGGGATTGGGCTCGTCGGCCGTGCCCGCCGCGTTGAGTCGCACGCTGCCGATCTTCGTGGCGTAGTCTTCGGGCACGTCGCGCCAGAGATCATCCGGCGTGTTCGTCTCGACGTAGCCCCAGCATTTCAGCACGCGCGTCGTCGCGTCGTAGAATGCGCGTTTCCCCACCTCTCTATCCTCCATTGTCGTTTTCGTATGCGGCAACGTTTGCATAGGTCAAGAGCGACGTGGCGCTGCCCCCAATCGAATAATGGAGGGCCTGCCGGTTGATAAGAGGCATCGGGACAAGGTCAAACCGCGTCATTGTTCCGGGCAAGGCGGCGCCCGTCGATAGCCCATAGTTTGATTGCGCGCACAGAGTCGTCCCGTCGTAGGAGACTTGGACATTCATCGTAAAGGGCACACCAGCGGCAACCGTCCCTCCACCGAATAGATGGACGTGAATCACCGGAGCGATATTTCCCGGTGGCGCGAACGTGGCGAGATTGATCAAGGTAAACGTCCCGGCGGCTCCGGCCGTCAACGCGCGCCCGTCCGTATTCGGGTCCACGAGCGCAATGAGACGCCCGCTCAGATACGACGCGGGGAAGTTTGATGACGCATTCCACCGTAACGCGCAGATGTACGCCTGCAACGTGTATCCGGACGGGAGCACAGGCGCGGTCGCGGATGCGGAAAGAATCAACGCGGTCGTGTTCGTCGTCGGGTTGTGGATGTACCAGAGATAGAGCCACGACGATGCGGTGAACGCGCCCGCCTGGTCGCGCCCGTTGGCGATCGGCCCCGCCGTGCCCGCGTTGACGGTCAGCGTGCCTTGCGCGGTGACGATCTTCTCAATGGTGCCCGTGACGGGATTCTGAAATGCGATGTAGCTCGCGCTACTCACGGTGTACGTCGTCGCCGACGCGCGCGCGCCGACCGCGCCGCGCACGACGGGCACGCCGAGCGCGCCGCTCACGCCCGCGTTACTCATCACCTCGATCCAGTCGGAGCCCGCGCGCCGGAGCAGGATATAGCTCGTCGACTCGCCGAGCGTGAGATCCGCGCCCGCGCGAAGCGCGATCTGCCCGGCGCCGCCCGCGTTGTGCTTGACCACGACGTCGCGCGCGCTGTTCGCGGGATGGAGCCAGAGGAAGGAACCATCGGGGAGGTTCGTTGTGGCGATCGTCGCGAGATCGTCGGTGCTCGCGCTGCCTTCGGTGTCGACGGCATGCACGCCGGAGGTCGGCGTGATGCCGCCGCTCGCGATCGTCAGCGTCGACTCCGTCACGCCCGCGCCGGGGATCTGCTTGGTGCTGGCGAGCCACGCCTCGAAGGCGCTCTTCATCTCGCCTTCGGTGCGCGCCTCGTCGCTGACGTAACCCGACGCGGGGAATTGAGCCATGGCCTTCTCCCTTTCCTACACGACGCCCCAGAATGGTCCGCTATCAGGCCCCGACCAGTACACGTCGGCGTCGGCGCCCGCCCAGAAGTCAGGATTGATCACGGTGCCCGCACCAGCGAGCTCACTGAGCGGGGCGACCACACCGCCCCGCTCGCGCGGCCGGCCACGGCCCCAGAAGGTGTCGGTATCGTCGCCGGTCCAGAAGCGGTCGGGATCGGCGCCGATCCAGAACTTCTCGCCGCCGTCGATCGCGCCGATGGGCGCCTCGACACCGCCCGTGCCCGTGATGAAGAGCACGCCCGTACCCGAGAGGGCGCCGATCGGTGCCACCACGCCGCCCGTGCCGCTCGCGCCCACGAGCCCGGCGCCCGCGAGCTGGCCCAGCGGCGCCGCCACGTCGCCCGTGCCCGTGATCGTGTAGCGACGCGCATACGTGTACTCGTTCTCGACCCACTCGCCCGATGAGAAGCGCGAGAGCAGCGTGGCGTACACCACGCCCGGCGTGGTGAACGCCGGCAGCGTCGCCGTCGCGCCCAGGGCGCCCGTGACGCCACTCGTGTAGTAGTCCATCGCGCCCGGCGAGCTCCCGAGGCGCAGCTCGTAAGCCGTCACGTCGAAACCCGCCGACCACGTGAACGGCACCGACGTGCCAGGGGGAAGCATGGTGCCCGGCTCCGGCGTGAGGAGGCGCGCCGGCGTGGGTTGCACGGGGAGCTGCACGAGATCGAGCGCGATCCGCCCGGCGTTCGTGTCGTCGCCGATGGCGTAGCGCCGCCGCGTGACTTGGAAGACCAGATCGACGCCGCCATGGGCGGCCAGGATCGGGTGCCCGTCGATCGCGACGAAGTCGGCCTGCTCGAGCCCGATCACGTTCCACCAGGCGGTCACGGAGAGCGTGAGGCGCTGGCGCTTGCGCCGCGACAGATGCCACGCGGCGAGCGCGTCCGCCGTCGCCTCGTGCTGCACGAAGGGCAGCGTGACCGTCTCCTGGATCTCGTCGCTCACGCCCGCGGTGAGATCCTTCGCGTTGACGGCCCGCGCGTACTGCTCCTCTGGGCTGCCGCTTACGCGGTAGTCGCGGTGCGAGTACACCCAGAGCGACGTCTTCAGCTCCACGAGCGGCGTGCGGCCCACGCGCGCGACGGGCTCCACGGCCACGTCGCGGTCATAGTCGAGCACGACCGAGGGCTCCGGGGCGTCGGGCACGAAGCGGAACTCCCACCGGCCGGCTTCCAGGTAGAGCACGGCGCGCGCCTGGGCGCCCGCGAGTTCGCGCAGCTCCGAGAAGCGCAGGTACTCGAGGAGCATCGCCCACTGAAAGCCGGCGAGCTGCGCGCGCGTGGCCGCCCACGTCGTCCCGAAGTGCCCGAGCGTCACGCCCGGGAAGCACGTGAGCAGGATCGTCTTCGTGACGTCGGCCGGGTTCTGGATCGGCAGGGATGGCGTGCCGGTGATCGTGCCCGTGCCGTCATCGCGCAGCCCCACGAGGTCGCACGTGACGTCGCCGACCAGGACATCGGCCGTCGAGTTGCCGACGAGCGTCACCGTGCCGACCTTCGTGGCGGCGCCGACTTTGTCGGCCAGGCCGACCTTATCCGCCGTGCCGACTTTGTCCGCGAGGCCGGTCTTCGTGGCCGTGCCGCTCTTCGTCGCGGCGCCCACCTTCGAGGCTGCGCCGCCGCGGAAGGCGTTGCCGCCCTTGTTGACGACGACGTTGGCCTCGACCTGTTCAGAGAAGGCGTCGATCTGCACGGTGATCGTGCCGCCGCCGCTCGCGCCCGTGCCCGCAATCGTGAACGTCTCCGCGCCGTACACGGTGCCGCTGCCGTACTGGAACGTGGGCCGGAGCCCCACGGCCGGGAAGGTCGAGCCCGACTCGATCACCACGCCGCCCGAGCGCACGAAGCTCCAGGCGCTCGTCGCGATCGTCGACGCGAGCACGCGATACGTGATCGTGCGGTTGACGTTGGTGATCGTGCCGCCCGGCGTGGCGGGCATCAGGATCGTGCCCGTCGCGCTGAATTGCCCGCCGCCGCCGCCGAGCGTCGCGGTGATCTGCAGCGGGATGTTCGTGCCGAGCCGCACCACCGAGGTTTGCGAGGGCGACGTCACGAAGATGTTGTCCGAGACCGTGATGCCGTCGGCGACGCCGATCGTGTCGTTGACGCGGATCGTCTCGGCGACGCCGATCGTGTCGGCCACGTCGATCGTATCCGCGACGTCGATGGTGTCTGCCACGTCGATGGTGTCGGCGACATCGATCGTGTCGACCACGTCGAGCACGACGTCCTTCCTGATGACCGGGAGGTCGCTGAAGTTGATCACCGCGAAGGAGCGCCCGGGCATCAGCGTCGTGTCGTCGAGGTTCACGGTGGCGCCGGGCTGCAGTACGCCGCCCGCGCGCACGTTGGTCACGGCGGCGATCTTGTAGGCCCCGCGATTCTCGCCGACGATGTAGCGGTACGCCTGCGCGCCGCTGCGCACTTCCCACAGCGTCGCGCCTTGCGAATGGGCGGCCCGCGCCGCAAACGGCCGCGCACTGATCACCAGGCCGCTCGAGGTCTTCGACGAGTAAGCGATCTGCTCGTCGTCGATCTGCACCGTGCCCGACGCAGGGAAGAGCGCGGTATCGCTCACCGGGAGCGTGCCGCCGACGCCGGGGCTGACCGTGGTGATCGCCGCCGAGAGCGTCGAGAGGGCGCCCGCGACGACGTTGAGCGTCGGCACGTTCGTAAGCACACCGAAGGGCACGGGGATCGCGCGGCCGATCGCGTCGGGGTCGGCGAGCGGGAAACTGATGCGCGTCACGCGCGTAAGCTGGATGCGGTCCTCGAGCGCCAGCGTGGCGTCGATCATGCGCACGCGCAGCACGTGGTCGTCGATCTCGGTGGGATCCTCGAGGTAGAACTCCCCGAGCCGGATCACGTCGTCGGACCCGAGGCGCTCGTCGAGCAGCTCCGAGATCGTCACCTTCGCGAAGGCCCACTCGTAGGCGCCCGCGCCTTGATTGAACGGGGTGCGGATCATGTCGGAGATCCGCCGCTTGCCCGCGCCTTCGACGGGCACGTCATTGTTCAGACCAAACTCGGCGGTAGCCGGCCGCCCGCCCATGTCGAGCGTGTTCAGCACGCTCTCGACGTCGCCCCAGTCGGCCACGAGCGGTAGCCACTGCTGCCCGAAGGCGATCCGGTAGCGATCGGAGATGCGCAGCGTGAAGGCTGACGGCGTCGTGAAGTCGATCTGCGCGAAGAGCGCGGGCACCGTCCACGCGCGCCGCGTGATGATCGACGTCGGCGCCGTGAGCGCCTTCATAGCGCTTCCTGCAACGTGATCGTGGCCGCCTGGGTGACGTTGGGCGCGGTCGGCTGCGCGCCCGTCGCGACGCGCCCGAGCTGGACCTGCAGCCCGTTGTCGTCCGTGAACTCGACCCACCAGGCCACGCCCCAGGGGTCGACGTAGGCGATGCGCTTCGCGCCTTCGTCCGACTCCGCGTAGGCCTGCTGAAGGCGCGCGACCGCGGCGGCATCCAGCGTGGTCCAGCCGAAGCGGAACTCCCGGCGCGACGGGCCGCGCTTCACCGTCCACGAGTAGCCGCCCGGCGAGCGATCGCGCTGCACGTTGGGCACGACGCGATCCTGATAGTCGGGTTGCAGCTCCGGCGTCGGGAACGTGAGCGGCACGCCCAGCATGAGCTCGCCGGCCTGCAGGGTCCCGACCGCGGGGAGCGTCACGCGCCAGTAGCGCGCCGTCGTCTCGGCGAACGTGAGCACGGCCACGGCGCCCGTGCCCGGGGCGGCCGTGGTCACCGTCGTGTAGGTGACGCCGTCGGGCGACGAGGCCACGATGATCGACGAGGCGCCGATGTTGTGGTTGGCGATGGCCAGGCCCGCCGCGGCGACAGGCGCCCCGGCGTCGAGCACGATCTCCACGGGCGCCGCGGCCGTGGCCTGCCACTGCTGGCCGCGGTCGCGATCGTAGAGCCGCGTGGCGGGATACTCCGCGAGCGCGGCCGCCGTGACCGTGCCCTCCTCGAGCAGGTTCCGCGCGAAGAGCGTAACGGGCATCTACCGCCCGGTGGCCTTCTTGATCGCCGACACGAGCTCGGGCGCCTGGTTGCGCCGGATCTGGTCGGCGAGCGCCTCAGCGCTGAGGCCAGCGCCCCCGCCCGGCTGCGTCGCCGCAAGGCCGGCGAAGGCCTGGGCGAGGTCCTCGACGGCGACCGTGGCCTTGCGCGCGGTGGTCGTGAGCGGCATAGGCTCCTCCTACTCCGCGACGGCGAACTCGAAGGTCTGCACCGAGCGCGTCGCCGCATCGACGTACTGCTTCAGGAGCTGGAAGCGCACCATCAGCTTGTCGATCTCCGGGATGGCGCGGTTGATCCCCGCCGGGAGCTCGAGCCCGAGGCGGCGGTTGAGCGTGTCGGTGTCGGTCGCCAGCGAGAGCATGTCGAGGCGCGCGTCGCGAAGCTCGCTGCCAGCGCGATCGGTGAGCTGGATGAAGTCGCCCCAGCCGATGTCGGCGAGCTCGCGGTCGAGCTTGTCGAGGACGGCCGGGCTATTCGCGGCCTGGACGCGGACATCCCTGACCTTCTCCGCAAACTGCGCGGAGGCCGCCGACATCTCGGGCAGGAGATCGCGCAGAGGAATGCCCTTGTCAACCATCGCCGCGAAGCCGGCCGCGACCTGCAGCGCGCCCTTCTTGAGCTCCTCGACCTGCTTGAATTGCGTGATAACCTGGGCGATGCCGAGGCGTTCCGCGGCCGCCGCCGCCTGCTGCTCGATGTTCTCGCGCGCCTGGCGCCGGCGCTCGAGGTCGGAGATGAAGCGCTCCGTCTCGTTGGTCCAGATCTGCTGGCGCTTCTGGGACGCGGCCTCCTCGATCGCCTGCATGTCAACGGCGGCCTGCGCCTGCGCGCTCTTGATGCGCGCCAGGGCCTTCTCGTTGGCGAGGACCTCGATCTGCTTGCGCGCTTCGAAGTCCTTGGTGACCGCGAAGCCCTTGCGGATCTCCTCGACGCGCGCGGCCTCGATGTCGGCTAGCTGGGTCTGCAGCGCCGCCCGGCGTGCGCCGATCTCGTCGTTGATCAGCTTGGCCGCGGAGACGGCCGTCTCGCCCTGCGCCTTCGCGATGTCGGCGCGCAGCTGCCGCTCCATCGTGGCGGCGGCGATGCGCTGCTCCATCGCCTTCTTCTCCTCCTCGGCCTCCTTCTGCAGGCGCTCCAGGCGCTTCTCCTCGCCCTCGACGCCGAAGATGCGCTCGCCGATGACTTCCTTGAGCTTCTGCACGGCAGCGGCGACGGCGAGGATGCCGCCAACCACGAAGGTCGTCTGCCCGAGGGCCCGCAGGGCGCCGCCGGCACCGAAGGCGCCGTTCATGAGCTTCTCCAGCGCGCGCTCGATCCCGGGGCCGGCGCCGATGATCTCGCCCAGGCCCTTCGAGGCGAAGCGCGCGGCCTGGTCCTCGGCCGTCTTGAACTCGCGCCCGGCCTTCGAGAGCGAGCTCCGGGCCTTGCCCATGTCGGTCTCGAAGGACGCCGTGTTCGCCCGCATGTCGACGACGAGCGCGCCGATGGTCGCCATCAGGTCTTCGGCCTCGGCTGCCGCTCGGCGTAGAAGGCCATGCCGTCGTAGAGCTCCTGCCCGAGGACCTTGACGGCGGCCGGCCCATCCTCGGCGAGCGCGCGCCGCATGGGCGACTGCTCGGCGGTGCCCGGATGCTTGACCTTGCGGCGCGGCCCGAAGCCTCGGCCGGCGAGGGCGAGCGGGCCGCGTTTCACCGGCTGGCCGCCCTTGCGCTTGCCCGTCGCGGCGATGGCGTGCGCGCGCGTTCCGCGCTCGACGAAGTTGAGCACGAAGGCCCGCTTCGAGGCCGCGGAGGCGCCGATGCTCGCGACGGCGACGGCGCCCTCGGTCCGCGTCGAGACCTCGATGGCCGCCGCCGTCTGGCCCGTGCGCCGGTGCAGGCGCCGCACGACGCCGCGCTTGATGATGGTTCCTCCGGCACGGATGGCGGGCTCCATGATGCGCGTCTGGACCTCCTTCGGGAGGTCGCGCAGCGCCTTGTCGAGCTCGTCAAAGCCGCGGACGGTGACGACGTTAGCCACGCAGCGGCTCGGTGACCGGGAAGAGACGCTCGATCTTCCGGCGCAACTGCTCTTGCGTGGGCAGTGGGCGCGGGCCGATCACGGCGCGGCTCGGCGCGACCCGGCGCGGAACGCGAGGCGCCGCGCGCTGTGCGAGCTCGAGGTCCTGCCCTGCGTCCATGAGATCACGCGCCATCCATTCGCTGAGCTCCCGGCTGCTGATGGTCGTCAGCAGCTCGCCGACGGTGCGCCCTAGACGCTCGGCGAGCCGGAAGTAGTAGATCCGTTCCGGCCGGGCTCGGAGTTTCCCTGGAGCGCCGCCACGTCGTGCCTGCCGATCCCGCTGAGCCGGCGCGCGACGTCGAACAGGCGATCCAGCGGCGCCGCGCTCTTCGCGGCGAGCGCGGCCACGTCCTCGAGCGAAAAGAGCCGCCGGCCCTGCTCGTCGACGAGCGCGAGGGTCAGGAGCGACGCGCGGATGTTCGTGTACGAGGTCTCGTAGCAGCGCTGCTCGTAGCCGTCGCGCTCCAGGCCCGTGAGGCCGCGCACGAGGACCTCGCCGCTCCACTCGGGCACGGGCACGCGCTCGGTCTTGATGTCCGGCGCGGCGAGGATCGCGGTCCGATCGAGCAGGCTCACGGCACGCGCGTGACGGGGCCGGTGGCGCGCAGCGTGACCTGCGCGCGCAGCGCCGCATCGACGGCGATCTGCTGGATCTTGAACATCTTGACGAAGCCCGCGAAGGCGCGCCCGTTCGTGCCGTCGGGAAACATGATGCGATAGTTCCGCGTGGGCACGGGCGACGCGAGGGTGTCGTCCTCGAGCTGCTCCTGGGACGTGTCGCCGGGGATCAGGTTGATCGTGAACGTGCCCTCGCCGAAGTCGGCGAGGCCGCCCTTGAACTCCTTGGCCTCGCTCAGCAGGTGCGTGACCTCGACCTCCTCGGCTTCGGCGCCCGGCGGATCGATGTCGACGACTTCGGCGATGGCGGCAAAGGCTTCGGTGGGGCTCGCGCCGTCGCCGACCTGGAGCGTGGTGCCGTTCGTGACGATCGCGTCGCTCAGGGCCATGTCTGGGTCCTCCTCGCGCTGGTCGGCAGATCGGTGACTTCGATGAGGCGCACGCGCGCCACCAGGTGGGTCTCGCGGTTGCGCTCGACCTCGACGACGTCCTCGAGATCCAGCACGCGATCGCGCCAGAGCACGCGCATCGCCGGGTAGGTGTCCTGCTTGCCGCGGAGATCCGGCCGCGCGCGGATCCGGATGAGGTAGCGCTCCTCGGCGACCACGTCGCTCAGCGTCTCGACGGAGGCCGCCATCGAGGGCGAGCTCGCGAGGTCCTCGTAGGCCTCGGTCGCCATGTTGAGGCGCTGCAGCGTGATGCGCTCGGGCAGGGTACCGGCCGCGGGCGGCATCAGAGCCGCTGCTTCACGGAATAGGGCTCGACCAGGAAGCGCACGTGCGGCGGGATCTCGATCACGGCGCCGTCGCCGCGGTGCTCGTAGAGGTACGCGACCAGCGTGAGGAGCGCCGTCTTCAGGGCCTCGGGCGGCGAGGCCTCGGTGCTGATGATCGTCTGCTTCGGCTCCGTGTTCGCCGGCGTCTCCGCGATCGTGAGCACGAGCGGCGTGATCGCGGTGACCGTGAACGGTCCCGGGTTTTGCGGATGGTTCGTGCGCAGGACGTCGTCGACCTTGAAGCCGTCCACGACGAAGTCGCCGGCGTCGCGCACGATCCGCCCCGGGCCGGTCTGGAAGTCCATGACGCCACTGGCGAGGGCGCCCGCGTAGCCCGCCGCGAAGCGCACCCGCGTCACGCTCGCCTCCGGCGGCGGCCACACGCCCTCCACCGAGCCCGGCTCCACCGGGGCGACCTCCAGCACGTCGTAGACCGGCGCCCTCAGCAGGTGCGCGCCCGGCGCCGGCCACACGTCCGCGTACTGGTCCCACACCTGCGGCAGGAAGGCGAGGCCGTACGTGCCCTCGCGCGCCTGCCGCGCCGCCG